GTCTGGCCCAAGAAATAGCGGGCGGCATGGCCGATTTCAGTGTTGGCTTTGACCGCGAAGTCGGTCGGCTCGGGGATAGCGTCGTATCGGCCGCCCAGCGCCGGATCATGCGCGAAGCGGGCGAGGCCGGCTCTACCCGGAACCGCGCCACGGGCCGCTCCGCCGGCGACCGCGAGGTCATGATGCGGACCGAGAACATCAGCCTCAACCAGCTGAACGCCGTCGTCCAAATGCTGCCCCCGCTCCAAGTCCTCGCCGACGAACTGAAACTGATCGACGGGCTCGCGCAGGACGCCGCCCGGGGCATGGCCGAGGCCTTCGGCGAGACCGGCCGGGCGATGGGTGACCTCCTCACGGTCATGACGGGCTACCAGTCTCGTCTGGCGGAGATCAATCTTGCCGAGAGCGAGTTCCGACTCAGCGGAGCCCAGGCCGACCGCGAGCGGGCGATGGCCCAGATTCAGAACTACGGCGACCTGACGAACGCCGCCAAGGGCTTCTTCAAGGAGGGCTCGGACGGCTACAAGGTTCTTCACGCCGCCGAGCAGGGCTACCGGCTATTCCAGTTCGCGATGGCGGTTCAGTCGATGATGCTGGACACCCAGCAGACGACGTCGGCGGTCGGTAACAGCATGACGCGTGGCGCGGCGGCGGCGGCCGAGGGCGCGGCCAGGATTTTCGCCATGCTCGGCCCGTTCGCCTTCCCGGTCGTCGCCGGCATGGTCGCCCTGCTCGCCACCTTCGGCCTTCGGGGCGGGGGAGGCTCGTCGCGGTCGTCCGAAAGCGTGGGCCAGCAAGGCGCGACGGCGACGGCCCGTGATCAAGCCGCCTCGACCCGGGCGAGCGGGCAGGCGTTTGTCCAGTCCCTCGCTCAAAGCGTTGAGGTTCGGATCACCGCCGACCGCGACGGTTTGAACGCTTATGTCGAGGGGACCGCCGCCCGCGTCTCCGCCCCGATGGCGGCTCAAGCGGCGGCCGGTGCCTACGGCGCGACGCGGTCCGACGCGGCCAGCGCCCAGCGCCGCAGCCGTCAAAGGTTCCTCTGATGCCGATAACGCTCCCGGCCACGGCCGCGCCGGTTTCGATCACGACCCGGCTTGTAAGCCACCGCCGCAATCTGCGCCCGACGTTCAACGGCCCCGAGACGCGGGTTCGGCGTCTGGGCTCGCGCTGGGCCGCGGATATCGAAATGCAGCCGATGCCCTACACCGAGGCGATGGAGTGGGTCGCGGCCCTTACCTCCGCCGAGGCCGACACGGTCATTTTCGAGCTACCACAGCCCGAGTTTGTCGTCGGGGTCCCCGGATCGCCGCTCGTCAACGGAGCCAGCCAGCTGGGTTCCCTGCTCGACCTTGACGGCTTCTCGCCCTCCTACGTCGCCACGGTCGGCCAGTGGTTCAATCTCACGGTCTCCGGCCAGCTCTATCTCTATCAGGTCGCGACCGAGAAAATGGCGTCCGCCGACGTGATGGCCGACCTCGCGATCAATCCCATGATCCGCCGCTCGCCGGCCGATAACTCGGCGGTCAACTTCTCCGCCCCCAAGATCGAGGGCTTCCTCTCCGGCGATGAAACCTCCTGGACCTTGGATCGCGGGATGTTCGTCGGGCTCTCGTTCACCATCACCGAACGGGAATAGCCGATGGCCCTGGACGCCTCGCTCAATACGGCGCTCCAAGGCGCGGCCCCCCTTGTCTGCCTGCTTCTCAAGATTGAGCTCCCGGCCGGTGACGTGCGGCTGATCGACGGAGCGGGCGAGGTCGTCTTCAACGGCGAGACGTATCTCGGCAAGCACTCGCTCTACGGCACCCTCGACATGATCGAGAGCATGAACGAGGAGGTCGGAACCGAAGCGCCGATGGTGCGGATCAGCGTTCTGCCCGAGAGCCTGTCCGCCTTCGCCAGCATCACCAACCCGCTGAACCAAGGTTCCCGCGTCCGCATCTGGTTCGGTGCCGTCAATCCCACGACCGGGGCGCTGATCGGCCAGCCCGAACTGCTCTTCCTCGGCGAGATCGACACGGCCGATGCGGAGGTCGGGCGCAACAACACCCGGATCAGCTTCAACGTCGGCTCGGCTTGGGAGCGGCTTTTCGACGCCAACGAGGCCCAGCGCCTGAACAACGCTTTCATCCAGTCCGTCTATCCCGGAGCCCTCGGGGCCTCGTTCGTTATCGCCGTCCAGCGTGACCTGCCTTGGGGCTATGACGCGGCCCGCCCGGCGGTCGTCTCCGACGTCATCGGGGGCCGGACCAATACGGGCGGCACGGCGGTCGGCGGCGGGTTTGCTGGCGGCGGCGGCGGGGGCGGGAGCATCGACGGCGGATTCGGGGTGTTGTTCTGATGAACCCGATGATCCGCCGGCAACAGGCGGCACAGGCCACCGTTGACCGCTTCCTCGGCAAGCCGCTCTCCTACGGGAAAGACGACTGCGCCCGAATGGCCGTGTTCTGCTTGAAGCAGCTGGGCGTGAAGGTCTCGCTCTTGAAGGCCGGCAGCTACGGTTCGCCCCGAGGCGCGGCCCGGGTTCTGAAATCCCTCGGGCACGACAGCATCTCAAGCGCCGTCGATGCAATTGGCCTCCCCAGGATCGCCCCGGCGATGTGCCTGGCGGGCGATATCATGGCGCTCCCGGCGGACGAAAGCGGGGCCGTGGCCCTGGCCGTAGCGGTCGGAAACGGCCGCGCGCTCGCGTTCTGGGGCGGGGCGGACGGGACCTGCGCGATCATCCAGCCGCTCGAATACTCACACGCCTGGAGAGCCATCTGATGCCTATGGTCTTGGCGGCGGCGGCATCGGCGGTGACTTGGGTTGCCGGCACCGCGACCGCTATCGGAATGGGGGCCTCCTATTTCGTCGCGGTCACGACCGGCTTGAGCTGGGTTCAGGCCGGCGTAATCGTTGGCGCGGCAAGCGCGCTCGCGCTTGGTGCCGCCGCGTCGGCCCTGATGGTTCCCCGGATCGGGGCGGGCGGATCGCCGCTCCAGTTCAAGGCCGACCCCGCCGCTCCGATCTCCGGGGTGATGGGCCGCTTCGGCGTTGCCGGCCGGCAGCTTCACGCCAACGTCTGGGGCAAGGATAACCTCTATCTCTCGTTCGCCGTGGCCCTGTCGCTCGGCCCGATCCAGTCGGTCGAGGCGTTCACGGCGAACAAGGTCGCGGTCACCTTCCCGGGTGCCCAAGGCCTCGCGGCGGCGGTCGAGCCCTACAAGGACAAGATGTGGCAGACCTATCGGCTGGGCCTGCCGACCGATGCCTGGTTGAGCCCGCCCACGGGCGTCGCGGACGGCTCCCCGTCCATGACCGAATGGACCTCCTCGCATACCCTCCCCGGCTTCGCCCAGACCTTCTGGACGATGAAGAACAACTCCAAGCGCGCCAGCTACGAGGGCGGTGTTCCCGCCCCGCTCTGGACGCTGCATGGCATGAAGCTCTGGGACCCGCGCGCGGACTCTACCTATCCCGGCGGATCGGGCGCTCAACGGCGCGATGACTGGCGCACCTGGGTCTATACCGAGGACCCCTATCTTCACGCCCTCGCGTTTGTCCGCGGGCACTTCAAGCTCAACACGGACGGAACAATCGACCGGACGAAGCGGCTGGCCGGCGTCGGCGCTCCCGACGCGGCGGTCGATATCGCGGCCTTCGTCGAGGGGGCCAACGTCTGCTCGGCAAACAGCTGGGCGATTGCCGGCGAGTGGACGACGGCGGACGACAAGTGGCAGGTCCTGTCCGCGATGCTCCAGGCTGGCGGCGGCGTGTTGCTGAACCGGGGCGCCCAGATCAGCTGCATGGTCGAGGCCCCCCGGACCTCGCTGTTGACCCTGACCGGCGCGGATATCGTCGGCCAGGTGAGCCTCAACGTGATGGCCTCGCGCCGGGATCGGCCGAACACGGTCGTCCCCCGGGTCCGCCTTGAGGCGCAGGGCTTCGAGGAGGTCGCGCTCGGCGCGGTGACCTCGGCCACATACGTTACCGAGGACGGCGGCGAGACGCGGACCCGCGAGGTTCCCTATCGCTACGTCGGGGACGCCAAGCAGGGCGCGGAGCTCGCGGCCTACGGCCTGGCCAACGCCCGCGAGAGCTTGAAGGCCTCGATCCCTTGCAAGCCGCACCTCCTTGGCCTCCGGGCTGGCGATGCGTTCACGGTCAACGAGCCCGAGCTTGGATTGAACGGGCAGAAGTTCGTCGTTCTCAAGCGGTCCTTCGATCCTTCAAGCGCCGTCGTCACGCTCGACGTCCGCTCCGAAACCGACGCGAAACACGCCTGGGCCTTGGGCCAGGCCGCGAGCCCGCCTTCGACGCCTTCGCTCACAGCCGTCGATCCGATCCCCGCCACGCCGGTCTCTGGCGACTGGACTATCGTTGCCCGGCCGGTCGAGGCGAGCGGGGTCCAGCAGCCGGGTCTGGTCGTCACCGGCGCGTCGGTCGGCGACAACATCGGCGCGGTCCTGATCGAATACAGCACCTCGAGCTCCGGCCCGTGGCTGCAAGCCTATTCCGGCCCGCCGACCATCGCGACGGTCGATGTGAACGGCCTGATCGGGGGCACCGCCTATTACGTCGGGATCACCTATTTCTCGGTCCGGGGTGTGCCGTCCGCTCAACTGGTGAAGGGGCCTTACACCGCGCCGGGGCTGACCTCGGGCGACGTGGTGCCGATCACGCCGGGCAACGTCGCCGGGACGCCTTCGCTCTCGATCTCGACCAGCATCGTCGCGGACGGAAGCCAGGTCAGCCGCCTGTCGGGTTCTTGGACCCCGCCAGCTAACGCCCTGACCTATGTGGTCGAGATCGACAACGGGACGGTGACGACCCAGTTCGCGGCCCCGGAAGCATCCATCGCCGACCGGATCGTGACGACCGGCCCGACCTATCGCTACCGCGTCAAGGCCGTGAGCCGGACGGGAACGCTCTCGGCGGCGTGGTCGTCGTGGTCGGCCAGCGTTGCGGCGGGTGGCGATACGACCGCGCCGGGCGTCATCACCTCGCCGTCGATCACGGGCCAGCTCGGGTCCATCTTCGCGGCATGGACGAACCCGACAGACGACGACTTCGCCCAGGTCAACATCTACCGGCACACGTCAAACGTGGTCGGATCGGCGGTCTTCGTCGGAACGGTGCTGGCAAACAACGCGACGCTCTATGTCCCGGCCGCATCGACGACCTATTGGTTCTGGGCGGCGACCGTTGACCGGACGGGGAACGAAGGGACGAAGACAGCCATCGGCAGCGCGCAAGCCCTGCCGGTCGGGGCGCTGGCTCAACTTGGCACGGTTGGCGCGGCCCAGATCGACAACGGGGCCGTCAGCGCGACGAAGCTCGGGGCCGATGCGGTTACGACGGCAAAAGTTCAGTCCGGGGCTATCACGCCGGTCTATGCGGCGCTGACGACGGGCACGGTAAACTGGACGGCCTCGGCTGCGGAGAAAGACCTTCAAACGGTCGCCAGCGTGGTCGTCACGCGCGGCAAGGTCATCATTCGCGCTTCGTTTACTTGCGATCTGAGCCCGCAAGGCAGCGCCTCGGTCGTCGGCATCCTGCGGCTCTACCGCGACGGAAGCGAAATCATTAACGCCCAGACTACGCAGCAGCCGGTCGCTACGCTCGCCGCCGCGACCAGCTTTGTCTTCTCGAGGCAATGGATTCTCGACTTCATTGATGACCCTGGCGCAGGCACCTACACCTACAAGATCGCTTTTGACCCCGGACACACCGCAGACGGCGACATCCGCCGCCGGTTCCTGTCCGTGACCCCGATGCAAGGATAAACCGATGATCCAGCCCGGCAACGTCCCGCTGAGGGCGTTCAGAAACGCGCCGTTCGTCCAGCCGATCACGGTCGCGAACTATGACTTTTCGGCGGCAACCTTCGCTGCCCAGGTCCGCGCCTACAAGGACGCGCCGGGGGCGGCCCTGATCACGCTGGGCAACGCCTTGGCGGGCAGTCAGGGGATTTCCTGCTCCTACGTCGCGCCGACCTCGACCATCATCCTTCAGATCGACGAGGCGACCATCGACGCGCTCCTGCCCTATCCCGCCAACGGGGTGAAGCAAGGGGCCGACGTGGAGCTCTACTGGGACTTCATCGTCACCGGCGGCGGGCTGATCAAGTCGCGCCTGCTTCAAGGCACCTTCACCATCGAGCCGGGGGTCACGGTCTAATGCCCGTCATCGCACTCACTATCGCTGACCAGATCGTCAACGTGAACCAGGTCGGCCAGATCGGCCCGATTGGCCCGACCGGCACCGTCTCGGCGGCCGGGGACGGCACCGCCGGCGCTCCGGGCATTGCGTTCGCCTCGGACACCGACACCGGGTTCTGGCGGCCTGGCGCGAACACGCTTGCCGCCTCGACGGGCGGGACCGAGCGGGTGCGGGTCGATGCCAGCGGCAACGTGGGGGTCGGGACGAGTTCGCCCAGTGAAAAACTGGATGTTGTAGGAAACATTGATTTAAGCGGACAAGCAAATAGACGCCTGTCGCTTTCCAGCTCTTCAAACTGGCGCTACACTTTCTCGACTACCGGCGACAACTTCAGCCTATTTGACGCGGGAAGCACCAACTTCCTAGAACTATTCTACAGCGGAACATTGGCGAATAAGCGCGCGTCGGTTCTCAACGCACTCCACGTTCTCCAAGGCGGCAACGTCGGCATCGGGACTACTACTCCAGACGTGTTCGGTCGCGGCTATTCGGGTCGCGTCCTCGGTGTTTCGTCGTCCGGTCAGTCGGCCATTGAACTGAACAGCGCGACCGGAAACGGCGCTTATTTGGACATGGGGGTCAATGGCGTTCGTTACCTGAGCATTTACGCTGACAGCACTTCCACTTCCATGACGACGACCGGCGCGCAGACGATCAACATAGCGACGACCGGCGCATCTGGTCTGTCGTTCGGCACAAACAACATAACCCGGCTGACCGTTGAGTCCTCTGGCAACATCACCCCGAACTCAGACAACGCCTATAACTTCGGAAGCGGCTCGCTCCGTTGGGCCACGATCTTCGCGGGCACGGGGACGATCAACACCTCGGACGAACGCTATAAGGTGCTGCGCGAAGGCGGCGACCTGTCGGACGCGGAGCATCGGGCGTGGTCGGCGGTTCGGGCCATCGTCTATCGCGACAAGGACTCGTTCGAGCGCAAGGGCGACGCGGCCCGGCTGCACATCGGCTATTCGTGGCAGTCGATCCAGGCGGCGTTTGAGGCGGAGGGGCTGGACCCGGCCCGGTATGGCCTCTGGTGCGAAGATGCTCTTGAAGCCCCGGTCGAGAAGACCCGCACGGCCACGCGCCCGGTCGAGGGCCAGACCGAGACGGTCCCGGTTCTGGACGACGACGGCCAGCCGGTCTTCGAGCAGGTCCAAGAGACCGAGGAGGTCGAGCAGACCTTCGAGGAGGTCCGCATGATCGACGGCGCTCCGGTGCTGGTAAAGGGCGTCCGCACGGTTGCCCAGCCGGTCTTCGACAGCGTCCAGATCAGGGACGAGGACGGCGAGCTGATCTTTGACACGCCGCGGCCTGTCGAAGACCCCGAGACCGGCGAACTGGTCGAGGGCGACCCTATCCCCCGCATGGCCCCGGTCCCCCGGATGATCAGCCGGGCGAAGACCGAGACCATCCCGGTGATGGAGGAATACGAACAGACCTACACCGAGATGGAGCCGACCGGCGAGACGCGCGGTGCGCTGCGATACAGCCAGTGCAGCGTGATCGAGGCCGCCTGGCTGCGCCGGGAGCTGGCGTCCCTGACCGCCCGCGTCGCCGCGCTCGAAAACGCCTGATCT